TGAAAGATTTCAACTACCTTTATGGTGGTGAAGTCGGTAGTATAATAACTTCAATCAATCCAACTTTAGTATCAAGCACATTTGCTCAGGATCTTATAAGTGCGAGTGGCGAAGTAACTTCACACATGTTTGGTCCTGATTTTCCTGGATCACATATTAATTCTATTGGAGATTTTGATAAACCTCAGTCATTGTCTAAGGTAGACGCACAAGCCACTGCTTCATGGAATTCTGTACAAGATGTAACTCCATCTGGTTGGACACCTGAAAATTCATATGAGTATATTGATTCAGTTTCTGATGTAGTAACACCTGGACAAGAAACCGACACATTTAAAGACACTCATTTTGGAGAAGTTACGATAAGTGGAACTGATATTAGTTTATCAACTGGAGATGATGGCGACAAAGAAAATACTGTTGATATTGGTGACTTGGTATCACTGTTTCCTGGAGTTACTTTTCCTGACGCTTTTGGTGTTGACCCAGAGAACCGTGGTGATCCGATGGAAGCTTCTATGCTCCTCAGGACTTTTAAATCTATTAAGGTTGGACAAGAAATCACATTTGATTATTCTTTTACAACCTTAGAAACCGAAGAAGATGATTCAGACTTTGTTGTAAATTATAAAGGAGTATCTTCTAGTGTTCCTGGTGATGATATGAATGAGGATGATTATGGATTTGTCTTAATTGCAGGTAGAGTTCAGAAAATTGTTTCTGTGATGGCATCAGATGGAAACACTCGCGATTTTACTCCAGTAGAAAATGAAGATCCCTTTTCTGATTCATTTGGACTTTTTAAACCAGATATACTTCAGTCAAAATTTCCTGTAACTGGAAAGTATAGTTATACAGTAAAACAAGATGATATCGATGACCATGGCAACTTGAAATTGTTTATCGGTGTCATGGATTCTGGTGATAGTGTTTACCAGTCTTGTTTGGATATTACTAATTTTGAACTTGATAGTTCAAGAGTAGCAGCTGGTCAACTTGGAAAAACAACTGATGCCTATAATTTAGGAACTTCTGTTGCTTCTCTTGATCCTAATAAGAAGAAAAAGAAAAAGGATGAAGAAGAGAAGAAAAAGAAAGAAGAAGTTAAAAAGAAAGAAGAAGTTAAAAAGAAAGAAGAAGTTAAAAAGAAAGAAGCAAAATCCAAAACTTCTTCAACAGTCCAAAAGGAAACAGAGGCAAAACTTTCTAAAGAAAAATATAAGTTGTGGAAATCAAACTATAATAACGTCCTTAAATACAATCCAGATCTTACTCCAGAGCAAGCAGGTAAAATTGCAGAGTCTATTCCAGAGAAATTAGATCCATCTATTCCATTTCGCATTGACGCAGATGCCACACCAGATGAGATCAAAGCAGAAGCAATTAAGAGTTATCCAAGAAAGGAGAATAAAAATGGACAAACTCTTGCAAATCCTGGAGAACCATCGGATCGATTGGGATTATTGTTAAGAGATGGAGAGTCAGAGGACGATTTTCATTATTACAAGGGACATAGGTATGGTAAAGGAAGTCTGCAAGACACTGGTATACCAATAGGGACTTATCCAAAGTACGTGGGAGATGGTAAGGATATGCCGTATGTGCATGATTACAAACCCGGTTACGTATACTCCAACCTTCAAGTTACTTTTAGTACTGATGAGATGAAGAAAAAATTTGAGGCGCATAAGAATGCCATGAAAGAAAAATATAAAAATAAGTCAAACGCTTGGTGGGCCTCACAACCATATCATCTGAATTCGTTATGGAAGGTTATAGTTTCAACCCCCTTCCCAGGAGCACGTCCATTTGTTGACGTAGGTGAACAAGCACCTGCAGAAAGTGATGGATTAGAAGGTTTGCTTGATAGCGAAAACTTAAAAAATAAGTATGGTGAAGGTCTTTTTGCAGAATTTGGAAAGATCTATCAGAAATTAAACACTATCAAAGATGCTGGAAAGGCGTTTGGTGCTTTCCTTTTGCAGCAGCAGGGAGTGAATAAGTATACAAAAAATAATCCTTATGAAGTACAAATACCAGCAGGAGATAAAAAAGCAATTGCTGATGCAATAAACAAATTATTTGAAACTCAAATACCTGAGGAAAGATGGAATAATTTAAGTCAGGCAGATTTAGATTTAATTAACGATACGTTAAATCCTGATAGCGGACCCACACCAACAAACCCACATCGAAAAGGCACTGGTGCCAATGAAGATGAATATCATAATATCTTTAATAATCTTGGTGAAAAGGATGGTATAAAAGTAGAGGTTGGCGCAAATGGAAAACCACATGTAAGTGAAATTAATGATAACTATGTCTTTACAGATCCTGATGATGCTACTGTGAGTGGAGCACCAGAACTAATAAAATTTTTCACAACAGCTTTTGGTGCCCAAAAAAGAAAAGGTGCTGCTGGCGGCGGTAAATATACTTATCAACAGTATTCGGGGAATATAGGTGAACTGGATTTGAAAATGAAGAATATGCCAATCAGAATGAGATTGCCAACTCCTGTAAGTGAAGAACTTTATCCAGGTCAACCATCTCCTAATGGTTTCCCAGATACTCCACCACCAGAGTTAGCACCTAATGGATATCATCCAGAGTATG